AACACTCTCACTCTGACGGGAAAACCGCAGGGGGGTAGAGTGTTGATTCCATTACCCCACAAACTATCAGGGATCAGCTAATGTGTGGGCTTATCGCGTGGATTGGCGAAGTCCCCGAGGATATTGACGAGTTATGCAATTTGACTGGTGGGCGTGGACCTCACCAACATGGCTGGGCGATCTTGGAAGACTTTGTTACTTTGGAAAAGTTTGTGGGTCCTATAAAGCCAATTAGTCATGGAGATTATGTGGTTGGTCATTCTAGGTTGGCAACTTCGGGATCTCACGCTGGAACTTTGCCACCGATCATAGAAGCTCAACCTTATTTGCGCGACAACCTGGTAATAGCGCACAACGGGATCATTTACTTGGACGAGAACAAAGAGTATCTTCCAGAAGTGGACACCCTAATGCTTTATGACGTGGAAGATCCTCACGAGTTTTTGCGTTTCCACCACCAAGAGTACGGGTGTAACCACGCGCTTATCACCGCAACTCCTGAAAGCATGAGGGTCGGATCTTATGGACACCCGCTTTGGATTAGGGAAACCGAGGAGACAATGACGGTTACTTCTGTTCCTAACGATGTTGGCGAGTGGGAGCGAGTTTTTGACGAGATTGAGTTTCACCTAACACCGCATACGAAAGTGACACCCGCATGATTGGTCTCAAGCAAAAGACAACTCAAGATGATTGGGTTCCGCTTGTAAACGCAAGTTACGCGAACCCGGATTATGAACGCGCAAACCATTTGGTCAAAGAAGCCGCAAGTCGCGTGAAATCTATAATCAAAGTTGGAGATCGCGTAGGATGGGGCTGGTCTGGCGGTAAAGACTCCCAGGGCTTGCGAGTTGTCATGAACGAAGTGGGCGTGGAGGATTGCTATCTTGGGATCTCCGCTTTAGAGTACCCAGACTTTCTTGCTTGGGCGACCAACAATATGCCAGAGCGCCTAGACATTATTTTGAACGACAAAGTAAACATTGACTGGTTAGTTCGCAATCCTAAAATGCTTTTTCCCGACTACAGTCACGCTTCGCGTTGGTTTCAAATGATCCAAGGTAAAGCTCGTAAAACTTACGCGGTGAAACATAAAAAGGATTTATTGTTTTTAGGTCGGCGTAAAAGCGACATGAACAAAAAGCCGGATTACATGGAAGGCGACACGCGAGTTGTATCCCCGATTTACGACTGGACTCACGAAGACCTAATAGCCGTTATTGGCGCTTACGATTTGCCACTTCCGCCATGTTATGCGTGGCCCAGGGGATTTCAAGTTGGTACGGGATCTTGGGCGGCTCGCCAATGGACTGGATCTATTGAAAACGGCTGGTCAGAGGTTTACTCCATAGATCCTCAAATTGTGGAAAACGCGGCAAACAAAATAGAAAGTGCTATGATCTTTCTAGATACACAACAACCGCATGGTAGTTGAAACGCACCGCATGGAGCTAAAGGAGAAGCCGCATGGCTACCGCAACTGGACGACCAAAAGGTCGCCCCACCAAACCAACCGAAGTCAAAAGACTTTTAGGAAACCCCGGCAAAGCTAAATTGCCAGACGCGCCCATTCCAGGCGAGGGTGTCACCGTTGATGGTTCGATTCCGAAACCACCGGTTCTTGGACAAGATGGCTTAGATTTGTGGATCAGTATTTGGACTGCTGGACAAAATTGGCTATCGCCAAAATCAGATGTTCAACTCGTCACTATGCTTTGTCAAGCGTTTGATGAAGCCGAGGAGATTAGACGAGGAATCGCTATTGGTGAAATCAAGCGTTTCTATGTTGTTGGCAACGGGCAACAAGTTACTCACCCGCTTGTAAATCAACTCAAAGATTTACGCGTTCAAATCACTTCTTGGTTGAGCGCTTTAGGGTTTAGTCCAACAGATCGCGCCAAGTTGGGCTTAGTAGAAGTTCGTCAGCACGATCCGCTTGACGAGCTACAACGCCGTAGGGAAATGCGGCAAGCAAACTAGAAAGAGGAGTAAATATGGAAATGGTGCTTAGTATCGTTACACTTGCCGCTTACGCGATTGTGATGACGATCTTAGCCGCCAAGACTGCCGGTAAGTCAGGTGACGTAGATTACTACACAGTTACCGACAGAAAGACTGGAACGCTACAAGGTTCTTTGTCTATTGCCGCAACTTGGATCTGGGCTCCAGCGCTTTTTGTCGCTTCGACCCAGGCTTACAACAACGGTTGGGTCGGTGTGTTTTGGTTCATTGTGCCAAATATCGCCACGCTTCTGTTTATGATCCCGTTTGCAAAGCGTATGCGCGAACGGCACCCGAATGGCTTTACGCTCTCCGGGTTCATGGAAACCGTATATGGCAAACCAGTTCGCGGGCTTTACCAGCTTGAAACCGGTCTTTTGTCAATCCTTTCCATGTCAGTAAACTTGCTGGCAGGTGGAACAGTGTTGTCAATTCTGTCAGGTATGCCGCTTTGGGTCTCCACGATCCTTCTGCTCGCAACCGCGTTTGGTTACACCTGGAAGTACGGTATCAAGTCCTCGTTGATAACAGACGCTATCCAAATGATTTTCATTATTGGGGCGCTTCTATTGTTTGTGCCGGTAGCCATTGGAGTCAAGGGCTTTGACTCAATTGTTGCTGGTATCCAGGGGATCAACGGAATTGACGGCTTGTTCACTTCTAGTGGCATTGGTGTAGCTGTTGGCTTTGGAATTATCTCTGCTATTGGGCTTATGGCTGGTCCTATTGGTGACCAGTCGTTCTGGCAGAGAGCGTTCTCAATTGACAAGAACAAGTTGGGCAAAGCGTTTGGTTACGCCGCTATCGCGTTTGGTCTTGTCCCGATCTTGATGTCAACCTTCGGCTTTATTGCCGCTGGGGCTGGACTTGAGGTTGGCAACGCTGGTTATGTAAACCTTGAGGTTATCCAGGCGGTATTCCCCGCTTGGGTAGTGGTTCCATTCTTGTTCATGCTTTTGTCCGGTCTTTTGTCCACAATTGACTCGCAAATGCTGGCTTTGGGATCTCTCGCTCGCGACTACGACAAAGATCTAAAGACTCAAAAGGGTCTTATGATCGTTGGCGCTTTGGTCGCGCTTGGTATTGCAAACATTCCGGGTGTGAGCGTTTTGATTATGTTCTTGATTTACGGAACGCTTAGAGCCGCAACCTTCTTGGTTACTGTTCTCGCCCTTCTCGATGTTCGACTACACCGCCACGCCGTATTTACTGGCTTGGCTACAGCTATGGCTGTGGGATACCCGATCTCAATTTACGGAAACCTAAATGGTCTGGGCGATTGGAAGCTGTGGGGTACGATTCTCACAGTATCGCTCTCTGGTTTGGTAGCTTACGCGGTTACCAAGCCGATCTTCATGGCTAGTAAAAATAAAGAAAAGGTAACGGTGTAACATGGCTGGCTTTCAGACCACTCGAGTAAAAGTAGATGATCTCAAGTTCATTGAGAAAAATCCCCGTAGGCATACGGAGATCCAGATCAAAGAGCTAAAGAGATCTGTCGAAAAGTTTGGGCAAATCCGACCTCTAATCGTTGATGAAACGAATACCGTTTTAGCGGGTAATGGTTTGCTTGTCGCTTTACGCGAACTCGAGTGGTCTGAAGCCGACGCCTACATTGTCAAAGGACTAAGCGAAAAAGATAAATTGCGTTTGGCTTTGGCAGATAACAAAGTAGCCAATTTGGGATTGGACAACTATCCGGTAATTGAGGAGTTGATTCAAGAAATTGGTGATGATCTTGACATTCCTGGTTTTGATGACCAGATTTTGCGAGAGCTGGTTGCTTCCCAGATAGTTTTGACTGAAACGGCTAGCACTTATGGTGTTGTTAGCGAAGATTACATAAACAAAGCAACTCAACGCCAAGAAAAAATAGAAAACGCGCTATCTTCTCCCACCACGCCTAGCACGAGTGATTCCGGGGAGATAACTTACTGTGAAACTTGTGGGCAACGAGTATGGTCGTAAAGAAAAAAGAATTAGACATTGATGTTGTTGAAGCGGCTAGGCAACGCATAAAAAACATTTTCTCTAACAATCTTCCAGTTCATATGTCGCTTTCGGGTGGCAAAGACTCAATTGTTTTAGCTTCGCTTGTCTACGATCTAGCGCTCGCTGGAGAAATAGATAAGTCTCTCCTCAACGTTCGGTACATAGATGAAGAAGCCATGTTTGATGAAATCGAGGAGATTGTTCGCGAGTGGCGACTAAAGTTCTTGACAATTGGAGTGAAGTTTGATTGGTACTGTATCGAAGTCAAGCATTACAACTGTTTCAACCAATTGACTAACGACGAGTCCTTCATTTGCTGGGATAGCACTAGAAAAGAAAATTGGGTTCGCCCAATGCCAGAGTTTGCAATAACCAGTCACCCGCTACTCAAAGCTCGCCAAGAAACCTACCAAGACTTTTTGACTAGGATCTCTGCTGGCGGGATCACCATAAATGGCGTTCGAGTGTCTGAGTCAATTCAACGCCTAAACGCTATGGGGAAAAGAACGGCTCACGACACAGCTTTCCCGATCTACGACTGGAAAGATCATGACGTGTGGCTTTACATAAAAGAGCACAACTTGGCTTTCCCCGAAACCTATATTGCTTTGTACCAAGTTGGCACTCGCAAAAACTTGCTTAGGATCTCACAATTCTTCTCAATTGACACCGCAAAAGTGTTAGTGAAACTATCAGAAACCTATCCCGATCTTATGGACAGGGTTATCAAACGCGAGCCAAATGCTTACTTGGCTTCTCTTTACTGGGATAGTGAAATGTTTAGGCGAGCTAAAACCAAAACAACTAAATCCAATGTGGCAGATGAAACTCCACGCGATTGGAGATCAGAAGTGTTTGAGTTTATGGCTAAGCCGGAAAATCAAGAAAACCGCAAGCGTGAGATCGCCAAGATTAGAAATCTTATTGTCAAGTTTAGTTATTGCTTCAAAGATCGTCATTGGCATGACGCTTACCAGATCCTTGTAGCCGGTGATCCCAAACTTAGATCTGTGAGGGGTCTAATGAACACAATTGTTGGAACGCGAGAGCTAGATGAAGTGAAAGCGAGTGAAAATGGCTAAATCAAAAAAGTACGAGCAAGAAAATATCTTTGCTCCCCTAGAAAAACTAGAGTTTGTAGATCGCGAAAAGCTACGCGCTAACGACTACAACCCCAACAAAGTGTCAGAAGATAACTTGGCGCTATTGACTCAATCTATTTTGACAAACGGCTGGACACTACCAATTGTGGTTCGCCCGGATTACACAATCATTGACGGCTTTCACCGCTGGACTGTCTCTGGTAGAGAGCCACTCCTAAGCAAATTGCAAGGTAAAGTGCCCGTTGTTGTTGTAGATCACGAAGAAGAATCGGGCAACATTTTTGGAACTATTACCCACAACCGAGCGCGTGGTGTGCACCTTCTAGAACCAATGAAGAAGATTGTGAAAACACTAATTGATAGTGGGGCTTCTATGGAGGAAATTGTTGCTCAAACTGGCATGAAAAAAGAAGAAATCTTTAGATTGTCAGACTTTAGTCGAGACGATTTCTTGAACTTGATGATTGGTGACGACCAAAAGTACAACAAAGCAACTCACTTGATAAAGGTATAAACATGAACCCCGAAAAGGTTGAAAAGTTGATGTCCGCTATTCGTAGCGGCGTTGATCTTGATACCGCTTGCCATTTTTCTGGTTTCAACGTGCCAGAGGTTTATCGTTGGCTTGAGCATGGCAAAGTTCTATCCGAAATGGAAAGCAACGGGGAGAAAATAGATAAAGACGAAAAAGAGTATTTAGATTTCTGGCACGATCTTAGAAAAGCGCGAGCCGAGTCAATTGTTCGTAATGTGGCACACGTTCAACAAGCGGCTAACAATGGATCTTGGCAAGCGGCTACTTGGTGGCTAGAGCGAGCCGTACCAGAGTTGTATAGCAAAAACGCCGCAGATAAAAAAGTGGAGTCTCAGGGATCCAAGCGTGAAATTCAGGGGTGACAATGGACATATTGCCAGAACCGTCTCCCGAGTGGGCCCCTAAATATCATGTGCCGAGTTACTCCAATGAAACACGCGGGGATAACGTAGCCGACTTTAGCTCCTTGCTTTTACGCGCTTCTCGCGGTTTTAGAGCAGGTGAACCACTTGTTCTCACCAATTGGCAAAAATGGCTAATGGATCGCTTGCTCGAAGAAGATCCCCGGACTGGGCTTTTGCGATACAAAAGAGCAATTATTGGCTTGCCCAGAAAGAACGGAAAAAGTCTTTTGGGTACTGCTTTGGCTTTGGAGCATTTGCTATATGGTCCCCCTGGGGCACAAATCTACTCAGCCGCGAGTGACCGCCAACAAGCTCGAATTGTGTTTGGAGAAGCTCGCCAACAAGTCCTAGATAACCCTTCGCTATCTAGAGTAATCAAGGTTTATCGCGATGTGTTGGAATACAAGGGAAAGGTGTATAGGGCGCTATCAGCAGACGCGGCTAGGGCACATGGTTTAGCGCCATCTTTGGTTGTAGCCGACGAGCTTCACGCTTGGGGTGGAATAAGCACAGGATCCACTAGGGGTGAAGAATTGTGGGAAGCCCTCACTCAAGGATCGGCTGACCGCCCAGAGTCCTTGATTGTGGGAATTACGACTGCCGGTGGAAATACAGATAGTTTGCTTGGTCGTTTGTATGAGCATGGAAGGCGTGTCGCAAATAATGAGATTGAGGATCCCCAGTTTGGTTTTTGGTGGTGGGAAGCTGGCGATGAAGCAGACCCAGTAGATCCTGAAACTTGGCGTAAAGCTAATCCCAATTTGGCAGAGGACCTTCTAGATCTGGGAGACTTTGAAGCGGCTATCGCCGCCGCCGGATCTTCTGGTTTTGCTGGTTTTCAGAGGTATAGGTTGAACCAATGGGTTCGCCTAGCGGGTGAGGATTTCATTTCCCCGCACTTTTGGTCAGAAGCTCAAGTCGTGGGAGATATCAAAAAGGGCGCAAAAGTTACCGCCGGCTTTGACGGCTCTATATCGGGTGACGCTACGGGAATAGTGATAATTGATCTAGAGTCCGGTATGCTAAAGGTACACGCTGTTTGGGAACCCGACCCCCAAGATCCGGAATGGTCGGTAGATCGAGCAAATGTGTACGCGGAGGTAAAACGATTATTCAAAGAATACGATTGTCAAATGCTGTGGTGCGATCCGTCGTACTACGAGCAAGAAGTTCTTGATTGGTCAAAAGAATGGAGAAATCGAGTTCAAAGAATACCGCCAACCAACGGAAGAATTGCTCCCCTAGCCCAACAATTCCTGGCGGATCTGGTCGCTAAAGAGATAAAGCATAATGGGGATCCAACACTACAACGACACGTTCTCAACGCTGTCGCCACAGAAGCTGGGTCGTTTCGGAAAGAAAAACGAACTTCACCAAGGAAAATTGATCTATTGGCTTGCTCTGTAATGGCAA